ATTGTCAGGTATACCTTGTATTATGTTTTTATCGTCAATAGCATAATGAAATGATGTTTTATGTGCGTTTGTAATCATATAGTTTATTTCATTCATTGCAGTTGAATCATTAGCTGTATTATGAACCACAATGAATTGTGCATCCATTGGATAAGGGCATTTAATATTATATTTTGAAGAAGAAACCAAATTTTTAATTACATTCATTATTTATCATCCTCACTTTCTGAATCAGGTGCAGTGAAACCAATTGCATTTGTTTGAACTTCAGAATTGGTTGTTGTGTCGCTTGAACTCACTCTTGCACTGTCAACAAGCCCTTCACCGATTATATAAGCAATTAGTACTGAACAAGCTGAAATGATAGAAACCACTTGTTCAATGGTCAGGTTATTTACATTAAAAGCAACCAGGATTGCACTTACAAAGCCAGTAACAGCAGCCCAAAATTTCCTGCTGGTCAATTTACTTTTCCAATCAATTTTGTTCATCATTTACACCTTCCTTTTTATTAACCTTGGTCTTTTTGATACTTGAAAGCATCCACAATTCACCTGTTGTGAAAGCAAACCAAGCACCAATTAAGGTGACTGGTTCACTGCCAACTTTTAAAAATACATAAAGAACAGCAGCAGTGAAAATTGTATTTAACAATACCACTGCTGCTACAATTGCTTTTGAAAATTTATTCTTTGACTTATTCATCTGAATCACCAAGTCTTTTATACTTTTCAAGGGAATCAAGCCTTTTGTGTGCCTGTTTTGCAGATTCTTCAACCCTGATGATTCTTTCCCTATCCTCTTTAATGTCATTTTTAACATTTGACATTTCGCTTTTGATTTCAGTGATGCCATTACCAATGTTTTCTAACTTTACAATTACTGTAGTCATTTCAGTAGCATCTTTTTTATCATCAAATTTTTGGTTTCTTTTAAGGTTTGCAACACCAGCATAAATTCCAAAGGCAACTGAAACACCTGAAATTAAAAGTGCAACTTCAACTGTCATCACACCACCATCCTTCCAAAATAAAAAATACCCCCTCACATATAACTGCAAGGGGGTTTGAAGAATCTGTTATTAAGCAGCCAATTCTTCACATTCCAGGTCAATCAAAACCTGTCTTACCTGCTCTTTGATTTTGTCAGGAACTTCAGTAAAAGTTTTCTTACCCTTAACAATCAAAGTTGCATAGATAATTGCCATTACATCCACATCCTTTCTCATAAAAAATAATATAAGTTTAAGCATTGGATTCACTGTCCAATATTGCTTGAACTTCAGCCCTAATCCTTTCAGGCACATCATCAATGGTTTTCAGTCCTTTTCTGATTAAATCAGCATAAATCTTTGCCATTTATACCACCATCCTCTCATATAATTCAACCAGGGCAAGTTGTGAATCTGTTATTTGCTGTTCCAAGCTTTGATTCTTTTTTGACATCAACTTAATATATTCATCTTTACCATACTGAACACAATCAAATTGGAAGCCAATAAATTCATTTTCTCCACCAATATTTTCACTTACTTCAATGATATTGGTATGAACCCAAACATTGAATTCATCAATTACAAGTTCACTTGGTTTTACTGTACTTTTTACAGTTCCATAATTGACCATTTTTAATCCACCTTTCTTTTAATTTTATGTTTATAGTAATCATCTGCAAAAGACTGAATTGGTGCAATATATTTTTCAGTAAGCCTATAACTATCACACCACATCAACCATCCCTTATAAGAATTGATTGAACACCATTCAGAAAATGTCATACCTTTACCATTTAAGCACTTCTTCCTAATATTAAGCATTTTGCGCTTGAAAGCTTTACATGTTGATTTTCTTAATAGAGAATAGTTTAAAAAGGTTCTGTATCCTACATAATCAACACCCCTTACAAAAGTGGGGAACACCTGCCAATTTTCCTTAATAGTCAACTTCAGTTCATTCATTAAGTATTCTTCAATATCATGTTTTAGTTGATGCAGTTCTTCTTTGGTTCTTCCAAAGATAACAATGTCATCCATATACCTAAAATAATACTTCACCTTTTTGACTTCTTTAATCCAGTGGTCAAAAGATGAAAGATAAAAATTACCGCTGTACTGTGAAAGATAGTTCCCAATAGGAATTCCTGTATCACTAGGTGTGGAATCAATAATTTCATCAAGTAACCAAAGAAGGTTATCATCTTTAAAAATTCGCCTATACTTGGCTTTTAAAATATCATGGTTTATACTTGGATAATATTTTTTTACATCAAGCTTCAAAGTATATTGTGTACCAGGAACATCATTTTGAATTGCTTTAATCAGCCGCTTCTTTACAAGGTGAATTCCTCTGCCTGGAATGGCTGAATAGGTGTCTTTGGTAAAGTTATTTATCAGAATAGGTTCAATAACTTGCATAATTGCCCATTGACAAATCCTATCAGGGAAGTATGGTAACTTATAAATTTCACGTTCTTTCAAGCCCTCCTTTTTAAGAAAGGTTTCGTATTCAGAAGTTTTATATGTTTTATTTATGAGCATTTCTTGAAGCAACTTCAAATAATATTCTTCATCTGCATCAACCATTTTTACTTCTTTATACCATCCCTTCCCTTTTCTTGCGTTTCTGTGGGCAAATTTTAAATTATTCATATCATAAATTTTGCTGTATAAATTACCATATCTTTTCATAGATTACCCCTCATTGTTGTATGCACTAACCCCGAATCTTCAAACGGTTTTGAAAGTTAATTTTCAAACCTACCAATACAGGTTTAGATAATTTTTATGTTTTGCCAAGAGGCAGGGCAAACATGATTTTAACAGGGTTTTTTTGTTTAAGTGCATTTACTGCCCTGCTGCTGATATTCCGATTCCGATTAGAAGAAGCATTATTCACATTCCAATAGAAACTACCAGTGTTCGAGCCATTATTCCAATTACTGCCTAATTGAGTGACTAAGAAACTGGTGAAACTTCTTTTGTTTAACCATATTGCATAATCTGTTTGCCCGTATATTGAGTTTTAAATTACTTCATCAAGCCGCTGGAACATACACCGCCCCGCCGCCGATATCCCGAGTCCGAAGAGAAGAAGCATTACCCACATTCCAATAGAAACCACCAGCGCCCGAGCCACTATTCCAATCACCGCCCAATCGAGCGACCAAGAAACCTCCATAAGCTGCATTTTGATAGAAGTAATCCCCAACAGGTAAAGCAGAAGTTCCAAGCACTTCAGTAGGTAAGAACAAGAAATCACAAGTTTCTGACCAACCAAAGGCTGAAACATAACCATTTGCCTTTGCCAAAGTAAAACCTGCATTTTTGTAAGGTGCTGTTTTTATATCATCCGCAAAGCTGTTGTCAGCATACCAAGCATAATGCAGGTTGTTACATTCTATATTCAAACCGTCAACCCACTTCCAATTGTTACCGAAGAAGTTTTCTTCACCTCTGTAAGAAATAACAGTCCAACCATTTGTATTTGTAACCGCACCTGAAGCATTACCAAGGTTTGCTGTTGCACCAGTAAGTTCAGCCATGTTTGATGCAGCATCATCAACTTTATTGGTAACACCTGCACCAATGGCTGTTTGCATGTTCAAAGCCGCATATTCAATCATAAATAGCATTTGAGTTGCTGAAACACATAAAACATCTTTCTGTTGCCATCCAGCACCCCTGTTATTTGCAAGCTTTCTCATATTTGCCCTGGTCAAGTTTTGTGTCAAACCGCTTGCTGGTTTTGCATTGGCAATCGAACAAAGTTTATCACCTGTTCCAACTGTGAAGTCTGCAACCTGTTCATCAGCAAATAAATAAGCATTTGCTGAAACATCAAAGATTGAAGCTTCATAAGCGGGAAGATAAATTTTAGATTTTTCAACACCGTTTCTGACAAACGCAGGGTGAATCTTGAATCCTGGTTTTGGATAATCAGAAACATAATATCTTGCTTTTCTTAAATGATAGCCAATACCATCAGTAATTGGTGAAAGTTTAATTGGAACAACTTTATAATAGAATTTTGGCTGTTCCACCATGCACTGAACCTTTGTTCCAACTGGATAAGTTACTGAATTCTTTGTAATTTCAACTGTTGTTGCACCAGTTTCACTGTATCCTGGTTCACCATAATAAGCAAGAACTTTTCCATCATCAGTCAAGCTGCATCTTTTTCTTCCACCAAAGGCATTGATTCCATTAAAATCAACCCCAGGAAGTTTATTAATTGCGCCAGCAAGCCTGGTAAAAGTCTTATTTTCAAAATCAACTTCCACACCATAAACATCATTTTCATTGTAGCCAACAAAGCCCTTTACATCAGCAATTTTAGATTCCAAGGCTTGAATTTGTGATACTGTTGCAGTTGCATTTGGGTCAACATCAACAGAAACATTGGAAGCATTTGAAACAACTGTTATCAAGTCAATTAAGATGCTTGAAGCACTAATTCCACTGTTTGGGGGAATCCAATCAGGTTGAATTGCTGTTGTGATAGAATAAAGGATTTCACCTTCTTGTGGGTCAATAGCATATAAACCGATATTCCTTAAATAATACCCTGTTGAAAGTTCTGCATTGGTAAAAGCACCACTTACTTTTACCGCAACATCATTAATTCTTGAAACACCTGAAACAAGGGTTGTTTGTTTTACACTTGATAAGCTTGTTAATCCTTCAAAATTTGTTCCCGCAGGATATTGATAATCTGAAGTACGAATTCTTGTGAATTGCATACTTGCACCTGAAGCAACTTTTGCCATTAGTGCATGGCCTTTTGCAGTAATAATTGTACTATTAAAACTACCCATTTAACTTTCCACCTTTCTTTATTAAGATAATTCATATTGCATACCAATAATTGAAACATTGACAGTATAAGCTTCACCTTCTATGCTTTCATTGGTCACAATATCATTTGAAATTTCATATTTTAATGAATTACTTGCAACTAATGCAGCATATAGTTCTGATGAAATTGAAAATTCACCTTTTATATCAGAAGATAAAACATAATGAATGCTTTCAGATAAAGTAACACCAAGATATAAAGGTGTTTCATTTCCACCATACAAAACATTGTGTGAAATAATAATCAGGTTACATGGAAGCATTGTTGTTAATACATGATTTAGTTCATCAACGCCCCCATATACCCCAATATGGGTTTCAAGCTGAATTTTATATTCATCATTTATAAGAATGATTGAATAGTTATCTTTACCACAAATGGAATCAAGTTTTGCCAACAATGTTTTCCATGTGTATGGAATTTCGTCATTCCATCTTGAAAGAACCCTGAATTTTCTTGTTTCCAAGGTATCATTTGCAGATGGTTTGATTTTTAAGATTGCTTCATATCTTTTAATTCCTTCAAGGTTACAATCTTGAATAAATATATTGTTTAGCACTTGTTCAGATGTATCAAACACCAGTTGAAATTCATGATTTTCAGTATCCATGATACTTTTGTATTCTTTGTACCCTTGAAAAATTGGCGGTAAATATGAAATTAAGTCAGCAGTTCTTTTCATACTGAAATCACCCCTAATACAGGAATTT